TGATCTGGGTAAATACTGGAAGAACCCAATCAACGCAGCAAGAAACGAAGCTGTCTCCGCATTAAACGATCTGCGTAGACCGAATCGTCCTATTGGTTTGTAATGCCTTACAGCAAAACCATCACCCAAGTCTGGAAATCTTGTGCCGTGTGTGCTCAGGATTTCTTGACGAAACGGTCTTACCAAGATCGGGTGATGACTTGCTCTGTTGAGTGTGGTGGCAAATACCGCTCTGCAAAGAAGGCCATTGAACTAACTTGCGCGAATTGCAGCACAAAATTTTTTCTTGCGCCTAGCAAACGCAAGGACAAAGAACGTGCATTTTGTAGTCAATCATGTGCGTCAATATCCAACAGAACTGGAACTGGTCAGGGCTGGAAAGTTGGTGTTGATGGATATGTATTTATGACTGAAAATGGCGGCAAGGTGCTTCAGCACCGGGTCGTGATGGAAAAATTCCTTGGACGAAAACTTGCGGACGGGGAAAACGTACATCATGTAAACGGTGTAAAGTCTGACAATCGAATTGAAAACCTTGAGTTGTGGAATCATAAACAACCAAAGGGTCAAAGATTGGAAGACAAATTGGTTGCTGCAAAGGAATTGTTAGAGCAACACGGATACGTTGTATCTGATTGTTCTAGTGTCTTTGTGAGCGGTGCTCTTAACGGGGCGCTGCCCCATCTTTTTCATTAAGGAGGCGTTATGCCTATAGGCGGTGGGATCCTGCCAGCCACTGGGTCAACTCAATATACAGAGTTAACCTATGTGACTCGTAGGGCGTTTATTCCAAAATTAGTTGTACAACTTTACAACTCGACTCCTCTCATGGCCGCGTTGATTGCCAACAGTCAGCAAGCCAGCGGCGGTGTTTCCTCGGTAACCGTGCCTGTTCAGGGCGCTCAGTTTGTTAACGCTCAGTGGTCGGACTACAGCGGCTCGTTCGCGCAGCCGTCTGTCCAGCAGGGTGCGTACAACGCTGAGTTCAACCTCAAGCTGATGATCTCGCCTGTTCCGTTCCTCGGGATGGAAGGTGCGGTTCAGCAAGACGCTGCCATCATCCCGCTGATCGAAGCGCGGATGAATGACACGACGAACGTGATGTTGGATGCAATGGCAACCGCTTTGTACAACAACACCACAAACACCCAGCAGTTCATCGGACTGCCTGCTGCAATTGACGACGGTACGAATGCCCAGACCTACGGCAACATCAACCGTACGACTTACACCTGGTGGAAGTCCAAAGTCTACAACGCAGGTAACGTCAACCCAACCCGTCAAAACGTCTTGCAGTACATCTCTGGTACTGTGAAGAACGGCGCTGAAGTGCCTTCGTTTGGCGTTTGCGGCTTTGGTACTTGGACGCTGCTGGCTCAAGACTTCGTCGGTCAAGAGCAGTATGTGATCACCCCGGGATCGGGATTCGATGGCGACAACAACGGCCCTCAGGCAGCGTTCCGCGCTCTGATGGTTGCTGGTGTGCCGATCTACCCAGATCCTTACTGCCCAGAAGGCACGCTCTACTTCATTAACACCAACTACCTGTCGTTGTACATCCACGATCAGGGTTCGTTTGTGTTTACCGGGTTTGAGTCAACCCTTCCTAACTGGCAGATCGGTTATGTCGGCGCAGTGCTGATGATTGCCGAGTTGGTCAATACCAAGCCCAAGTCTATGACTAGGGTTGGTTCCTACAACTCTCTGTCGCTGTAAGGAGTAAGTCATGGCATTAGCCCTTAACAAAATCCTTATTGCCGGTGCTAACACCAACACGGCTGGTGCGTACTTCACCACGACGACGATGATTGCTCCGGCCACTGTGGCCGGTAACGTCATCCCTGCTGGTGCATACCTGATGTTCCCGGTTGCGGGTACGACGGTGTATGCCAACAACGGTACTGCTCTGTCGCTCCTGTTGGCTAACAACACTGGTGGTTTCATCGTCTCTGACGGTGTTAACGTGTTTGCTAACTCTGCTGTTGCTGCCAACACGGTTACGTTGTTGACGGTTAACGGTGGCGTGGCTGTAAGCTCGACTTACACCAGCTAAGGAGTAGGCATGGCAAATCCAAATGCAGTCAGCTCAAACACCCCAGACTTTTTCGGTAACTATGCTGTCGGTCGGGTAACTGGGGTTTCGTTGGCGACGGTTGGAAATGCTGTGGCGGCAATTCCTCTTCTCCAGGGCGGTCTGACAAACTCAGGTGCGCTTGCTGGATCTGGGGAAGTGATCGTTCGTCGGGTTACTGTTCAGAACCCCAACGCAAGTGCTGTCTTTGCTAACGTGAGCATCACGACTAGCAATGATGGCAATGCTAGCAATGCAGTTGTTTCGACTGCTTCGTTGGCAAACTTGTCGGCTGTGAACAGGTTTCAAGACTTGACGGTTGCCAGCCCTTACGCATTGACCACCACCGTTAACGGCGCTAATACGTCGGTTCTGTATGTCAATGTCTCCAACGCAGCATCTGCTTTGGTTGACATTCGAGTTTACGGTGAAGTTGTTAGTTTTTAATGGATGTATTTGTCACAAATTGTACAGACACCGGCTTAGTTGATCGCTTCGCCGGTGTTGACTACAAGTTCCCAATAAATGTTCCTGTTCAAGTTCCGGTAGCGGTTGCTGAACACATTTTTGGGTACGGTGACGAGAACAAGTTGCCATATTTGGTCCGTTTGAACTTTACCAAAGATTCTACGGACGTTGGACAAGCTCTTGAAAGGCTGGCTAGGTTCAAAATATCTAGGTCAGCCGCGCAGGACCGCAAGCCCTCTGCGGTAGGCGTAGTACCCCTGCCCGTCAAGAAAGCAGGGGCGGGGGGAACGGTCTCTTGAGGGTGTAGAATGGCGGGACTATGGCAACCCTTAACTCGTACATCACCGAATGCAGAAGGCTTCTCCATGACGCAAATGGAAACTTCTGGTCTAACGACGAACTCACGGACTACATCAACGATGCCCGTGAACGAGTGGTACGAGATACTGGGTGCTTGCGAACCCTCCAGATTTCCGCTACACCACTGGCTCCAGACGGAACGGCGGCAACCATCTGGTCTGCTGGCCTTGCTGTCTCGACTGGTCAGTACATCTTCTCAAACATCTTTATCTACCAGGTAACGTCAGGCGGAATTCTCGACACAACTGCCCCGCCCTACCCCGCATCTGGTACAAATTTCCCGCCGTCCACGCCGTTTACCAACGGCACAGCGACGTTGCAATATGCTCAGAACGCTGAAGTTATACCGTTTGCGGCGCTGCCTAACGGCACGCAGACTCTGGATGTGCTTAACGTAACGATTTACTGGGGTAACTCCCGTATTCCGTTACGTTACCTGCCATGGACTAACTTCAATTCTCAATTGAGATACTGGCAGAACTACGTTGGTAGGCCGGTGTGTTTCTCAACGTATGGTCAACAGCAGTTGTACATTTCTCCTGTACCGGATCAATCGTACAGCATGGAAGTTGACACTGTAATCTTGCCTTTGCCGCTTTTGTTGGCAACGGCAGGGGTTGCAGACACAATCATTGACCCCTATACAACCCCTGTGGCGTTCTACGCTTGCTACAAAGCCAAGTACAAGGAGCAGTCTTACGGGGAAGCAGAGATCTTCCGCCAAGAATACTTGCGTCACACCCAGGCTGTACTAGCCTCCACGTTTACACGCAGGATTCCAGACCCCTACAGTAGTCCGTACTAAGATGGCCTCACAAGAACAGAAAAAGTCATACGCTGTTCTCAAGAGGTTTAAGGGCATAAACACCAAAGCCCAAAGGACTGCTATTGAGGAAGACGAGTTTTCATGGCTTGAGAATGCTATGCCTATCGGCAATGCAAACATCAAGATCACCCCTGCTCCGTCTTCTGTCCTCACTAGCTCTAACACTGCGGTCACGTTTTCCAACAATGTGACCTATTTGACCTCTACCAACCTTGGTCAAACCGACTACATTGTAGGTTTTGAGGACGACGGTAGGGCGCAATACTACAATTTCGGCAATGCAACGGTAGCAAATGTAGCAACTAGCGCTACGTTCAGTAACGCCAGCGTTTCTGCCGCGCAGTGGAAGAACGAACGCCTAATTATTGGCGATCCTGACAAAGGATTGTTTAGTTGGGACGGCAACAGCGTTGTGTCAATAGGATCTGTGGGCGTTTTGACCGTCACAAACCCCGGCAGCGGGTACACGTCTGCCCCAAACGTAGTGATCAGCGCCCCTAACGACGCTAACGGGGTGCAGGCCACAGCTACGGCCACGATCGTGACGGGATCTGGTGGGATCA